GGGGGGGCCCCTGGTGGCTTGCATGTGGCTGACTGGTGTTAGACGTAAATCACTGATTTTGATAGGTGACTCTAAGCTAGGGAAAACGGTGTGGGCCCGTTCCCTAGGCAACCACATATTCTTTAGTGGGTTATACTCAGGAGACGAAGCTATGAAGTTCGATGACGTCGAGTATGCTATTTTCGACGATATGCAGGGGGGAATGTCTTTTTTTCATGGTTACAAACAATGGTTGGGTTGTCAATGGTCATTTATGGTCAAGCGTTTGTACAAGGATCCAAAGCTAATTAAGTGGGGGAAACCTTGCATTTGGTTATGCAACTGGGTGGAGGACCCTAGGGGAGCGCACGGGGTAGACACAGATTGGCTGAAGGAAAACTGTATATTCGTGGAACTACGCACGGCGATTGCCGGGCCTACTTCTCGTGCCAGTACAGAGTAGAGTTAGGCACAATTATGATCTGATCCGTTGAGGTTCCGCCGTACCCAGGGGAGAATATGTCATAAATGAAATAATCACCCATACCCCGCTTATCCAAGACGCTAGTGTTTTTCGTCACAGTGCTGTTGCCGGTCTCGTCATCATCATAATACAAATTCTTATTCATCCCGTGCCAAAGCTTGCGCTCGGCAACGGTCCCAACGGTATTTCCGGACTTATAAGTCCAAGTCTTGTCAAACTTCAAATCCACTCGCGTGGTGTCGATAGGCGCTAGCAATATGTCGGTCCAATCGTTGCCGGACAGTCCCTTGAACAGGTACCCCTCCAACTGAGCAGTCGTATTACTCTGCTGGTTGATCGTTTGGTTGAGCATCAGGCGCTGATACCCGTTGCTGGTCTCCACATACGGAAGGACAGGGTTTATGTTATTGTCCGCGGGATCCTTCGTGTACAGATTAGGGTTGCGGGCGGTGAAACAAATCCTTCGGTGAAACCACGGTAGGCCAGAACTAGTCTGGATTCGGATATGCTCGGACACGCCGCGCATGAAGCAGGTGGTAGCGGTGCGGGTTGAGTCATTGACAATAGAGTTCGCCGCCGTTCCGTTGTCGGTCAGGTCCATTGCAGTAGGGCACCACAGATAACGCCCAGTGGCATTTCCGTTGACAAAAGCAGCGCCTTGGGCAAGGGTCTGCGACGCTCCGGTAGACGTGGTATTACTGACGCACAGCATCGTGTTCCGCTTTTTCCTCGATGTGAAGTTGAGGATCCGCTTTTTGGTCATCCCACCAGACTTTCTTCGCCGATACGAAGTTCGAGTAGTCTTGCGGTATTTTTTGACCGGTGCACGCTTCCTGTACCGTGTACTGCGGGTCGTGCGTCTCTTGGCGTAGCGAGGCATTTTCGCGGTGGAGTTGAGGGATTTTGGGAGGCATTAATCGCGCAGAGCGGGGGTGAAGGTGGGGGTATTTATAGTGACAGGTGTCCCTGTCCCTTTTGCTATAATATTAGTTTGCAAAAGGGCCTCCGGGACACTCATGCCGTCACGTGACTTCCACATTAAGGGCTGCAGATATGCCCTCGTCACATACGCCCAATCCGACGGCCTCGATCCTTGGGATGTTGTCGACATGTTCTCAGCGCATCGAGCTGAGTGCATCATTGGACGAGAGCTACACGCTGATGGAGGAATTCATCACCATGCTTTCGTCGATTTCGGCCGACAGTTCAGCAGTAGAAAAACTGATGTTTTCGATGTGGGAGGCTTCCACCCTAACATCCAACGCTCTCTCGGCACTCCGGAGAAGGGTTACGACTACGCAGTCAAGGATGGAGACGTGGTTGCAGGAGGACTCGAACGGCCGCTATCTGGACAGAGCGGAAGTGGCGCTGGGTCGTCTCGTATTATCTGGGCTACAATTACGATGGCTCAGGATGCAGAAGAATTTTGGAGACTTTGTCACGAGCTGGCTCCAGAACATGTATGCCGAAGTTTCAACAGCCTCCGAAAATATGCCGAGTGGAAGTTCCGTCCTGTGGATGAACCCTACGCTACCCCCGATGGAGTATGGATTGACTCGTCAGAGATTGAGGGAATCAACGAGTGGCTCGCTCAGGCTAGTCTGGGATCTGGATCATTGGGAATGAGGTAAGTTTGGGCGGAGCATTTCATATCTCTGCTATTCGCATTTGGGCGGAGCAGTGCCTCGCGCACCCCCACACCCCTCCCTCGGGGGCTCGGGGGGGCCCCTGGTGGCTTGCATGTGGCTGACTGGTGTTAGACGTAAATCACTGATTTTGATAGGTGACTCTAAGCTAGGGAAAACGGTGTGGGCCCGTTCCCTAGGCAACCACATATTC